TTCCGATCTCGCCTGGCTCGATGCTTCCGCCCGGGTCTGCAGGTCCATCTGCATGGATTGCTGCCATTTTGCCAGCCGCTCGTTCCGGCCGAGGAAGTATTCCGACGCCGGGTCATACGCGAGGTGCGGGTCGAGCCCCTTGGACCGCAGCATGCCTTCCATCCGGCGCGCGTCCATCTCGGCGTTGTAGATTTTCGGCGAACCGGCCTGCGGGTCGTAGCCGCTGCCCGCGATGGTGCCGGCGTACTGCCTGAAGAACTGCGCCCGGTCGTGCTCGATCGCGGCTCCCTCCGGCGTCTTGCGCGCGACGACTTCGGCCCGAAACTGGTTGAAATCATGCTCCGACATGCTGCCGGGCTTGCCGGGGTCCATCAGGCGGGCGTCCCATGCCTTCTGCATCACCCGATCCACGTTGGCATCCGGCGCGCGCATGTCGCGGAGCAGCCCGACGAAGGTCTGCTGCGACAGCCGGCTTTCGGTCTCCGGCTTCAATTGCCGGTCGACATAGTTGAGCAGGTTGTTCTTGTCCTGCTTGGTCAGGCTCGGGTCGTTGAGGATCTTCGCCGCGGTCGGATCGCCTGAGATGCGCGGGTCTTTCGACCGCACGTCGATCAGATACTGGTTCGTGAGTTCGGTGCTCTTGTCAGTCGCGACTTCCTTCTCGCGGCGCCGGTTCTGCTCAAAGTCGTAATTCCGGGCCCTGATCTGTTGCCTCGCGTTGCCGGCCAGCGCCTTGGCCTCGGCGCCGTCGATATAGTCCGGATATTTTTTGGTCCATTCCTCGGCGGTTTTCTCGGGATCGCCGGACTTCTGGATAGCGCCGATCGCCCCGAACTTGACGATGGCTGCCTTGGTCGACGTCGAGACCTCGGCGCTGACGCGCGCGGCGTCGACGGCGGATAGCGTAGGGCTGGAACCCACCACGCCATTGACTGAATGATCAACACTCTCGAGCAGGAACGGGACCGACGACGGATCATTCATCGCCGTGTTAGACATGTGGGTCGTGGCGTCGGTCAGGTTCTTCCGGACCGCGATGCCGGCCAGTGTCGACATATCGCCAGCGGTTTTCTGGAACATATGCTGCTGGAGCGCGGCGGTGTGGCCTTCCGCCCAAGCCTGGCTTTTCTCGGTCGTGAAGCCTTCGCTGAATTTGTCGAGCGCCGGCTGCAACACGGTTTCGCGGAACTTGGCCGCTACCGATGGATCGTTCGGGTCGGCATTCTTGGCCGTCTGGTTCCACTGATTTGTCAGGTCGTCCTGCAACTGCGCAAACGTCGCGAGGCCGTGACTGATCTGCTGATGATCCTCGAAATTCACATAGGCATCTCCTGCCGCCGCGATTCCGCTGCCGATCTTCGATCCCGCCTCCTTGAACTGCTGCCCCTCGAACGAGCCTAGGCTTTCGGTGTCGCGGCCGAGTTGCTGGAGCGCCGACGCTTCCTGATTGTAGAAGCCGCCGACCCGGCGCGCCGTGGCTGCGCGCGATTCCACGCCGGTCTCGGTCGGTCGGAGGCCAAGCTGGGGAGTATCGAAGGACCTGATATTTGCCATGTCTCACCTAGACCAGAAGGAACGGCGCGATCGTGGCTCCGACCTTGAGCGCCGAACTGATGAAGTTTCCGGCTGCGGCAATCCCGGATGCGTCCTTGGTATCCTTGGCAAGCTGGTCGGTCTCGTTCGCGATATTCTGCTCGCCCGCGGCCGTGGTGCGCGCGGTGTCCGCCAGCGTCTTGTAGGAATCCGCCTGTTCCTGGTAACCAGCCTCGGTGATCAGCCCCTGCTGCCCGAGCACCTGCTTTGACAGGGCTCCCTGCGACGCGCTGTCCCGGAGGATATCGAGCGCGGAGCCTGACGCGGCAAAGCCAGCGCCGGCGATCTCCGACGACTGGCGGCCGATCTGGAGATAGTTGCTGCGGTCAAGCTGGGCTTGCTGGACCGCGGTTGACGTCTCGGTAAACTGCTTGTTCTGCTCGGCAAGGACTGTCGCGCGGTCATAGTTTGTCGCCTCGGCCAGGTCGCCTGTCGCCTTCAGCCGCAAGCCCTCGGCCTGGATGTTGAGGCCCTTCGCCTTCAGATTGCCCTGCAGGATATCGCCGATGCCGCCGAACAGGTCGGAGACTGCGCCACCTGCACTGCTAAATGTGGAGGAACTTAGCGCCATCACTGGTCCTGCGTCTGAAGGTTATTGCCGACTGCGACCACGTTCGCTGGGAACGGCCGCGAAACCCGCCAGGCGAGGCAGCCGCCCTCGTAGCCGTAATCGTCCCGCAGCGCGTCCTGATGGATGCCGGAGAAGGTCGTCAGCGCGTCAATGCTCGTGACGCCGTCGCCCTTCACGAACCGGCAGGCATACATCGGCTTGGTGAGATCGCCACCGACGGATAGGCCGAGCGTGTTCACGAGCTTCATGCCGAAGCGATGACCTCGCGAGAGCTTGGCAAATGCCGGGCCGTTGCGCGCGCCGGAATCCGCTGGCGTGATCGGCCGCACCGTCTGGCCGTCGCTGTTATAGGTAAACCCGACGACGATCTCGGACAGCGAAAGGCCGGCCACGAAAGCCGCCGTGAGCAGCCCGCGGCCGGCCCCAACCGAGATGCCATCGCCGTACGTGATTGATACCGAGCCGTTTGCCACCACAAAATCCGCATAGGCCTTGCCCTCGCCCGGATCGCCGCAGTCGAGCCCGCCGGCAAATACCTGCACCGTCTTGCCGTTGAGGTGCCAGAGCCCATTGATGGTCAAGGTCGTCGGGGTCGATACAATCGACGTCGGATTGACCGCATCGTCGAGGAACCATGATGAGGCTAGCGTCGACAATTCGTCGGGAACATCGGTCAGGACTTCGACGTGCCGGATACCGGTGCCAGTGCTGCCGTCCGTGGTCACCATGGTCAGAGCGTCGAGATCGCCGCCAACCGACGGGCCGGACGCGATGCTTTCCACGGTTCGGCCGCTGCCGAGCGCGTGCCGGTGCCAGGCCGCGTAGGTCGGGCCCTGCGACGTCGTCAGCGTGTCGCGCTTGTAGGTCACGCCGAACCATGAGCCGTCCGCGTTGCGTCCCCACAGGACCGGCGTCGCGGCGTCCGTATAGGCCAGTTCCTGCACCTGGTTGCGCGTGATGTGCTGCGCCTTGTCGGCAAGGTTCGGCGCGGAGAACTTGCCGGAGAACACATCGGCGAAATACTCCATCACCTTCTGGAAATAGCGCTTGATCAGGATCAGCGTGTGCTCTGTGCGGCGGGGTTCTACGTTCGCGCTGCCGATCTTAGTGACCCGGCGCGCCGCGACGTTCGTCGGCGTGATCGGCCCGGTGGTCGGTGCCTGCACCAGCCACTCGCCCGCCAGCGTGCCCATGATGACGCCCTGCAGGTCCGGCACCATCCAGTAGATCGGGTTCACGCCGTCGGAGTTGAACACATACGAGATCGCCGAGGAGTCCAGCACCGCCCCGGATTGAGCGGTCGGAGCGAAGTTGATCGATGTTCCGCTGATGCCGTTCGATACGCTCGCGTCCCAGCGGTTGGCCACCGCGCCACCGAGCCATAGCCGGCCCTCATGATAGCAGCCGCAGGTCGGCCAGCCCGTCGTGTTCGAATAGACGCCGAGACGCCAAACCCGAACCGCGGAGGTGTACAGAAGTGCGGGACCGAGGATTTGGAAGGTGCACGCCGCACCGGTGCCGGTGCCGGCCGGATTGAAGAATTGCACCTGCGCATAGGCGACGGTGACCTGAAAGGAAACCGGAACATAGATTTGGTTCGCGCCGTAGCTGATCGTTACCCAGACATATTCCCATGCGGTCGTCTGATCAGTCGACGTAATGGTGACCGGCGAATTGGTGTTCGGCAGATTGGCTGTGGATTGACCGATGATCGTGCCGTCCGTCGAGTTCACCGGCGCCGTGTGCTTGGCGTACATCGTGAGCGTGAAGAAGGAGCCGATCGTCGCGACAAAGGGGCCGGAGCCGTCGAACCCTCGATAGGTCTCGATGACTTCGACGAAACCCTGATCGCTCGATGGGTAGACTGTGGCCGATCCGATCTTCTGCGCCGCCGCGCCTGAATAGTTCTTGCCTGCAAACTGCGTATCCGTCGGAACGGAAGTCGTCAGCGTCGCGCAATTGATCTGGCTTTTGTTGGTTGTCCCATCGAAAGCCGCGGCAAGGCCGCCGCTCTGCGTCAGGCTGCCGATGTTGACCGAACCGGCCAGCGTGCCGCTGATCAGGTTCGCCAGCGCGATGATCTTACCCCATGACCATATCGCAGCATTCGCCGCGATCGCCCAATGGGTCGTGTCGTTGCCGGGGACGTTGCCGGTGTTGGTCGAAACCAGCGAAACCCAATAGGTCGATTGCCCGGGGAGGTTGCTCGGGTTGTAGGAGACAAACTGACCGGCCGAGTAAGTCGTGCCCACCGCCCACAGATCCGGCTCGGAGAACAGCCGAACCAGCCTGCCAATATCGCTTCCAGTGAAGCCGTTCGGACCGACCGCGAGGCCGGCGCTGACTGCAACCCAATTTCCGGGGTGGGTATCGGGCTGATTGCCGACATTGGCGTCGGTCAGCGATTGATAGTTCACACTGCTGAATACGACGAAGTCGCCCTTCGAATAGGAGCGACCGCTATCGTAAGCCGTGAACGAGATCGTGAGTGTGATGTTGCCGTTCTTGGCCGTCGGCGTGACGACAGCGCCCCCGGTTACGGGGTCAAGATAGGGGCCGTCCTGAAAAGAAGCCGGGGCAATCGCGAAAGTCGGCTGGGTGGTGTCGGTCGGCAGTGCCGTCACCGTCAAGGCCTGGGGCGCTGCACCGCTATTCAAGAGGATGCTGGTCGTCTCTGCCTGCACCGCGCGCAGGGTTGACCATGCGCCGCCGATGTAGACCGTGGCGATCTCCAACACCCGCTCGACGTTGGCATTTGCTACCAGCGCCCCGAGCGTCGAGCCATCGATGTTTGCTCCGGTCAGCGCGTCGGCGAGCGAGAAATGCGTCGGGTCCGTCACGGTGATCGTGAATTGCCGGTTCTCGAGCAGCGGCGTCGAGGCGGAAGGAAAGATCACGGTATTGCCGGTCGACCAGCCATGCGCGCTCGTCGTCTGCACCACGGCCGGATTGGCGCTCGACACCGCGACCACCACCTGCGGATCGTTCGTGGTGATCAGCGTCGCGCCGGATCGTGCGCGCATGAAGCCGTCGGTGAACTCCAGCGTGTTCGGCTCGGACTGCTCATAGTCGAACTTGATGACGCGACCCGGCGCGCCGGCGCGGGTGTGGCCGGCATACACGGTGCCCGGCCGCCGCGTCCACGTTCCGATCTCGACCGGAAACGAGTTGAGGCAGGCCTTCAGCGAAATCCGATAGTCAGGCTTGTCGAAGCGGCCCTGTGCGAACTGGGAGAGCTCGCCGCCGAGAAACGAGCCGACTGCCCACGTTGCCCCGGGCATGGCTCAGTATCTCACGGTGATGTATGGATCGTCCGGCGGATCGTCGTAGTCGGCCTCGATCGCGTTTTGGGTCTTAGCCTGATCGATGAAGCGTTTGTACTGGCCAGCAATGCCGGACAGCTTGGCATCCGACTGCGTGAGCGTGGTGCAGACGGACAGCGCGATGCGCGCGGCGAGTCCTTCACAAAACATCGCGTGCATCAGCCGAACATCGGTCAAATCGGCAACGAAACGAAACGGGATCGGCCCGGTGTCCTGCGACACCAGATATCCATTCTCGAAATTCCAGTCGTTGTAGGCAAAGCCGCTCGGACCGCCCAACCACGAAATGGTCTCCTTGGGATTCTGCGAGGCGATACGGAGAAAGCCAGCAGGCAGCTTGAAGGCGTTGCGGGACGACGACTGCGTCGATGGGCCAGAGCCGATCGGATAGACGATGTTGAGCTTGGTAAGTGCGACGCCGCCGGGAAATTCCGCGCCGCCGATCTCCAGCCATTTGTCCGAGCCCGTGCCGCCGACAAAGACGGTCGTCCAAGGATTGAGAACGCCGGTGTTCGTCCAGTGCACGCCGCCGTCGGTGACGGGGTTGTGGCCTACGTTGCCCGATCCGATCGACTGATAGATGATGCCGTCGGAGCCGCCGACCTTATTGCCGGCCGCGTAGGTCGTGGCGATGTTGAACAGGGCCGGCGCCAGGGCCGGATCCTGATTGAGGTTGAGATCGATCAGGCTCATATAAGCGACGCTAGTCCGCGTCACGACCTGGTTCTTGAAGTAGGTGACCGCCGCGTCCCATGCGGTCGCGGTCGCGGGAACATCTTGGTTGCCGTCCTGCAGTGACAGATAAACCCGATAGGTCCCGTCGCCCGCCGCGGTGTAGACGACCTCGCCGGAAAGGTAGGAAGTCGTGCCGGTGGTGTCGCACAGAGGCACGGCCAGCGGCCCGAAATACGGCTCCCAATAGAGCGTCAGCAGCGGATCATTGCTGAGGTTGTTCGGGATGCGCGAGATCCAGACATTCCCCGACTGGTCCGCGGCGATCGATCCGACGAAATAGGTGATGGACGCCGACCAAAGCGAGGGGGCGAGCAGCATGGTGTTGCCATCGACCGCCCGCAGGACCGTGCGGCGAATGGCGCAGTCCCATGCGTTTTCCTCGAGTTCGGCCTGCCGGACCTTGTCGTAGACAAAGGAGACTTCGGCTGCAGTGCGGCTGGAGGTGTCGTTGAACCCAAGGGTCGGGTCCATGCGATTGGCGCCGCAGAACTGAGCGGCGCGGTTTCCGATGTCGACTGGGGTCTGGAATGCCGGCATGACCGCGAAAATGCGGCTGGGTTCCTATCCCAGCAACGCACCGCGAGCTATTTCATCTGGCCGGCGGCGAGCGATAAGGCGGAAGCGACAACCGATCTCAGGGTGTTGAGATTGGTGATCTTGGCGCTGTCCCATGAAATGGTGAAATCGGCCGCTGCCGCAGCTCCCTGTCCACCAGAATGACGGTTGTTGGCAATGTCGGTCTGCTTCGCCGCATTGCCATCAACCGTGATATTGATGAACTGGTTCTGCGCCATTATTCGACGTACCAGACTTCGGCTGCGAGCACGCCGCCGGTGGTGATCGTGGTGGTGATCTTCACGAAGATGTCGAAGAAGCCGCCTGGATCGGTGGTGAACTGGGTGGCGCCGAGCGCGACCAGAACTGCCCAAAGCGGCAAATTCTGATGCGATGGCACAAAGGTCCCCTTGAAGGTGAAGTCGACGCGCTGTCCCGTTCCAACCAAAGACTGCGCGGCGCCGAACAGCTTGTTGTCCGCCGGACCGGTGATCTGCACGATGCCGCCCTGCAGCGAGGCCGGCGTGCCGTCGGTGGTAGAATCCGAGAATGCAATGTCGATGTCGCCCGAACCGGCGGACGCAATTGCGCTCTCGATGTAGACCGCCTTGACCTTGGCGTTGGTCGGGATGCGGCAGAGCCGGTAGGTCGACGTGGTATCGTCCGCCGAGACCGTGGTGACGGAGTCGTTGACCACGGTCATGAAGCCGGGGGCACCCTCGCCGATGGTATTGGCAACGACCGGGCTCGCGTCGAGATTGGTGATCGAAGTGGATTTCAGGTTGTGGCCGGCCATTGACGGTTCTCCTTAAAGTTTGACCTGGAAGCCAGCGGCAACTACCTGCTGGGGATTTTGGAAGAAGCGCTCGAAAGCGCACAGGATGTTGGCGATGTCCTTCCGGGTCAGGCTGGTGCCGTCCTGCACGCGCAGCTCGACCTGATTGGTGCCGGCCGTCGTCGCGGTGCCGGTGATGAAGTCGGAGTATTTGAACCCTTCGACCCCATCATTAAGTGCCACGTAATGGTCTGCCATAGGGCCCTCCTTACGGCGTCACGTCCGCAGCGGCGGAGGTGTCGGAGCAGAGCACCTGCAGCAGGCGGCCGGGTTCGAGCCTGGTCGCCCCGGACGACATCATGGTGTAGATCTGCCAAGGCAGGCCGCTCAGATGCTTGAGCTGGCTGACGTCGTTCTGGGTATCCTTCCAGATGCCGAGATACAGGCCCGATTTCACATAGGCCATGTTCTGCCGCACGTTCGACGTCGAGGTGAGGCGCTCCGAGTACTTGATGTCGAAGCCCAGGAAGCGCGACACGACGCCGTCGGTCAGCACCGGCCGGTCATTGAACTCGGTCGAGACCACCTGCACCTGATTGAGCAGATCGGACTCGCCCTGGCTGTTCGTGATCCACGTCTTGGCCTCGTCCTGCGGGACCTGCGCCTTGCGGAGGATGCGCCTAGCTTCGATCATCTTCGCCACCGTCAGGCCCGACGCAGCGGCCGAGCCGAAGGTCGAGGCGATCTGCCAGCTTGCGGTCGAGAAGGTCTCGTTGGTGAAGGCGTTCGGGGTATTGCCATCGCCGAGCAGTGCGGTAGCGAAAGCGGCGGCGATCAGCCGGTCATCCCATTCACGGGCAACAGCGGCGGCCGCGGCGGCCACTTCCTGCGAGGTCGGGTCGATCGCGGTCTTCAGCTTGTCGAAGTTGTCGACCATCTGGGCCGCGTCCTTGTCGACGGGGACCACCCAGCGGCGGGTGAAGTCGACATCCTGCCGGATGATCGGCGCGAAGCGGCCGGCCGGCGTCTTCATCTGCACCGCGCCGGTGTACTGGATCGGCGATGCCTGCTTGCCGACATGGAAGCCTTCCATGACCGTGCCGCGCAGCATCGATTGCGTCTGCTGCAGCTTCAGAACAAGGAGGTCGGAAAATTCGGTCGTAAAGAGTTTGGGCAGATTCTCGGACATGGCTATCCCGCTGTCTGGAATGGGGTCAGAACGTCAGCGGCCTTGCCCATACGAATGGGGGCCATCAAACCTTCAGCCTTGTCCTTGCGGGGGCCGTAACTTCCCGAGCGGCTTGTCCTTGTCGGGGGCGCCCAGGTCTATGGGCGGGGAACCTGCCCCGCCCAGTTCATGAGTTCAACGCACCGCTCTATTCGGCGCGCAGCAATTGGTCCCGCAGGCGCTTCTCGGCATCCTTGCGCCGGGTCAGCGCGCCGTGATCGCTCATCTCCGCGGGATGCAGGCCGCCCTTCCGGGGATGGGCGCAGTACGGCTTGCCGGAGATCACACAGGTATCGACGTCGCACGCCGCGCAGCAATCCTTGACCGTCAGGCCCGCGAACTTGTCGGCCTTCTGGGCGGCGGCCAGCCGCGGCGCGGGGCGGCGCTTCGGCCGCTTTTTCGCAGGGGGCGCTTTCACTTCATCTGTTTCGGTCATGCTCACGCTGCCTCTCCTTCAATCATCGCGTTGAGTTTCTTCCATTCGGCCTTGGCTTGGGCATCACCGGAATTAAGGCGGGTGACCCAGGCCTTGTCGGCGAACAGTTCCTGCTTGCGCGACATGGCTCCCTCGCGGGTCGTGACGCTGCCGGGGACGCTGGTCGGGTTGTCGACGAAGACATCCTCCCGGCGAGCGCCGCCGATCTTGCGCAGGGCGTCCATCACCTTCGGATAGCCCATCAGTCCTTCAAGGGTGGCGAGCGCGGATTCATCGAGCCCGAGCCGGGTCAAGCCTTCTTTGGCCTGCAGCAGGTTGAAGCGGTAGCTGTTGGAGTCCTTGCCGCCCCAGTTTTTTTCGAGCGCCGCCCGCTCCTCGGCGAGCTTGGCATTGTTCAGCGTCGTCTGCGTCGAACTCACGCTGTCGAGCGCCTTGACCACGTCGGCGGCGATCGCCGGAGCTGCCGTCTTGGGAACGCCCTGTGAATGGAAGCTGGCACGGAGCGCATCGGCGAGCGGCTGCGCCAAGGGCTGGCCGGCGGCATCCTTGATCGAGGAAAAATCGTAGTCCTTGGCCTCGACCGGCGCGCCGAGGCGCTGGCGGAACGCGGCGATCTCGGTCGGACTTGCATCGGCCTTCGGCATGCGGAGAATCTGATCCGGCGGCGCTCCGATGTGCTTTTCGGCCGCGCGGTATTGCTCGGTCAGCTTGGCTGCCAGCGCCTTCGGGCTCGTGATGTCATAGCCCTTGTTCTGCCAGAAGCCGAGCGTTTCGGACTCGATGCCCTCGTGCCATGCGGGCGCGGGCGGTGCGGGAGGTGGTGGCGCGGGAGGCGGCTGATCGCCCTGAAAATGAAATCGCGGCCGGCCGGTGTGGTGATTAAGGTAGTTCATCGCCTTGTGCTCCTGTAGCGGGCGTGGAATGCTTCTCGACCAGTTGCTCCGGACTGAGGTCGAGATAGTCTCGAATCCGGAGATAGACTTCGCGACGTCCTTCCAAAACATAGGTGCTGTCACGATCGCCGCGCACGACACACGTCTCGCGCGCGCGGCAGAATGGTGTGAGGTCGATCAGCACCGCCTCGCCGGCCGGGGTGCTGAACACCATCTGGTAGGCGCGTTTGCAGTCGGTCTCGATCTGGATGGCTTCGTCGCGCGTCAAATGCCGGCTCCGGGCTGCTCAAGCGCACCGGATTTGGCTGCGACCGCGCGGGCCTTGATCATCGCCGCTTGCGCCGGCGCTGCCTGGATCTGCTCCTGGCGCTGCTGGGCCGCGGCGCGGTTCTTGCGCTTGGCGGCGATGGATTGCTGGTCTGCCATCCACGCCTCTGGCACGTTGTTGATGCGGGCGATCTCCGGCGTCGCCGTGTCGAAGTCGAAGGGATCAAGCAGGCTGACATCTTGCGTGACGTTGACGAGCTCGCGGACCTGCTCGATCGTTCGCAGGAAGCCGGCAGCCTTGCCCGCGGATGCCGCCAGCGATAGCGGCGAAGTGTCGGTCACCTCGTAATGGCCGCGGGCTTCCCGCAAGCGCGGCGGCATCGGGTCGAGCATGCGCATGTCGGCGAGCAGATCAAGCTCCCGTTCGACCAGCCCGCCGACATACTCGGTATGCTGACGGCCCAGCGTTGGCGCCACCAGCATTCCCTTCTCGTTGACGAGCTCGATCACCTGCGTCGCCGTCATGTTCGGATTTTCGGACAGAACCTTGAACAGCGAGACGAGGAACACGTCATCGATGATCGCGCGCTCCTCCTGCATCATCTCGATCGAAATCTTGATGTCGCCCGTCGGCAGTGTGTGAACGAGCAGCTTGCCGTCGGACGTGACGCCGCCCTTGTTCGTCGCGCCGGGCCGCATGCTCAGCCCAACCACGCCATCGTCAGCGGTCAGCAGAACGGGATCGGCGGCGCGGTGACCCTGCTTGAGGAAAGTGACCTTCTGCGCGTTGAGGGTTTTCAGCGACGGCAAAACGAGTTGCGCAGGTCCCCTGCCCTCGACTTCGCCCGGGGTTTGATCATAGCGGGAGACCGCAAAGGGGAATGTGCGATACCCGCTCTCGGGCTGCATCAGGCACATGCCTTCGATCGAAACGTAGTACGACTGGAAGGGCAATGAACGGTGATCGATCGCCTCCGGATCGTAATCGTCGCTGCGCGGCCGGACGCAATGCAGGAAGTTGTAACCGTACTGGCTTTCCTGCTGAAGCGGCTGCAGCAAGTTTCCCGGCAGCGCGTCGAGGCCCCATTTCTGCACGGCCTGATACGGCGTCAGCCGAAACCAGCGGATCATGCGGTCGACCTTGCCCTGGTGATTTTCGCCAAAGAAGGTCTCGCCGAGTGGCACCGATTTGTAGCGCAAACCAGACTGGCCGCCGTCCCATCGTCCGTCATATCGGTCGACGTACATGGTCGCGTTGCCGAACGCGCCGAGCGACTGCCAGTTGTTGTAGTTCTGCGCCGCGAAGTTTGCCTTTGCCGCGTATCGCATGCGGAATAGCATCTTGGTCGTGTTCTCAAACCACAGCCGCGTGGCGCGGTCCTTCATCACGTAGTCGTCGCTCGAAAGGCCATGCCAGAACATGTTGCGCGGAGTGACGAGCGAGTCCGCGATTGCGCAGAAGCGATGCAGCGCGAGCGCGCCGGTCGCGTCGACCTGCTGCTGGGTCTTTTTCTGGCCCGGGGCGTTGTAGTTCTGATAATAGAACGTGTTCCTCGATGTCGGCAGGATCAGTTGGGAAACCTCCTCCCACTGTCCCGCGAAGGTCGAGCGGCGGACCTGGTATTGCCCGAACTCGCGCATGATTCCCTGCACGATCGCGCGCTCCCGGTCCGAGACATCACGCTGGCGCCGGATTGTCAGGTCGAGTGCGTAGGGGACGACGGCGTCAGCCATCAATGCACCAGTCGTTTCGCGCCGGGGTCCTTCGGGTCCATCGTCGGATCGAGTCGCCGATCGGCGACCACCCAGCGCTTTACCGCGCCGAAAAATTCGACGCGGTCGGCATCGGAGAGCTTCAATTGGTCGGCCAGCTTGCGAAAATCGTCGCGGAGCGCGATCTCGCTGCGGTAGATAACCTCTTCCGTCAAAAGGCCATTGCGACCGCGGACCTTGGCCGTGATGGTGCCGTTCTTGGCAACACGCCCGCAGGATTCGAGATAGGGCGCCTGTACCTTGCCGTGGTTCGGAAATATCAGGGCATAGAGGATCGGCGCCGCTTCCTCATAGCTGTGGCAGAGCGCGGACATCAGCACCATGGCGGTGCGCCCGCGCGCGGCGGCGACGGCTCGGCCCTGCCACGTATCGCGCAGGTCGATCGCGAGCCTTGCTTTCCTGCTAAGAGCGACCACCCATCCCTCCGAACAGCGATGTGACGGCGAGCGAGCCCGCCGGGCCAAGCAGCGATTGCTGCTGCATCAGTGCCATCCGCTTCTTGCGCTCGGCCTCGGTCTCGTCCTGGACCTGCTGGCCCAATTGGCCGCCGAGACCGAGATCCGCAGAAGCGCCGCCCATGGTGCCGGGGAGCGCCATCGCCTACTCCGATTCTGTCGCGGCCTGCTCGGCGTCGTGGGCCGCCTTGGCTGCCACCTCATGGTCGGCATGGGCCTTGGCATGTGCGGCCGTCGCGTCAGCTACCGCCTTCTCGGCGGCAACCAGGCGCTCGAGCGCGGCATAGTGAGCCTTCTGGTGGTCGGTCATCTTGGCGTAGGGAGAGCCAACACCGCGCTCGACCGAACCGCTGATGCGCAGAACGTCCTTGCCAAACACCACATCCTCGAACGCGCGCAGCTTCGTGGCCGCGCTCTCAAGGGCCGCCGCATCGGCGGTCGCGTCGATGTCTTCATGGAGGATTTCGTCGGACATGAGGGGTGCTCCGGTTTTTATGGTCCGGAACGTCGTCCCTCATCGGCAACCCAGCAACGCACCGTCAGCCGTCCGAGCAGCCGAACAGGTCGAAATCGACGCCGTCGGCCTGGATACCGCTTTCGCGGGGCGCGCGGCGCCCGCCGAGCTGCACGGCGCGACCGAACCGCTTCATCATCACCGCGATGCGCGTCGCCGACAGAAGGTCGTCCTTCAGCTTGACGATCTGGCCGTCCTTGCGGTGATAGAACCGATATTCCTCAAACCAATCAGATAGGTGCGCGGCGACCTTGAACCGGCCGGACTTCATGCGCTCGTCCATTTCGAGGATGCCGGCCTCCGTCGACACGCCGCCGTCGGGCCAGGTCGCATGCTCGCCCAGCATCATCAGGTCCTGCCGCTTGTAGACGGCGGCCAGCGGCTCGCCCGATCCCTTCTCGCGGTCGGCGCCGTCCTTTGGCCATGCCACAGGAACGTTCGCCCCGATCAGCTTCATCGCGGCCGCATGCTGGATCGGCAGCGCGTCGGGCACGCGGTAGACGTGGTGCAGGTGGATCACGTCATTGTCCCGGTCCCACAGGATCAGCGCGGCCGCGAATGGATGGCCGATTCCAAAATCGATGCCCCACAGCTTCGTCCAATGCTGTGGGATATATTCGATCGGCGCCTCGGTGATGTTGGCCTCCGGCGTCATGAAGATGCGCCCGGAGCCCAGCATCGGCACGCCCTTGGCGCGCGCCTCCCGCTCGTGCGGAAGGAAGGCCGCAACGATCTTTGCCCGCTCCGATTCCGGAATGTGCAAGGCGTCGTCGATCGTCATGCCCGTGATGCCGCGGTGCTCGTCCGGCTCATCCATGAAGCGGATCACCACCGACGACCGCCCCTTCAGCGGTGTGAACGTCATGAAGCACATGCCGCCGGTCGCAACCGTGCGGGTCAGCAGCTCGGCATAGACGTCCTCCGGCGGCTCCTCGTCCGCCCAGCCCCAATCGATGCTCTCGCCCTGGAACTTGGTCCGACCCTGCTCGTACGACTTGAAGCGCCCGACCGACACCCCGCCCGACGCGTGCCTCACCTGGATCGTGTCGTAGGCATCCGTGATGCCGCGCGCGAGCGACGGCTTGTCGACAAACAGGTCCCGCGGGATCATCCCGGTGCCGAACATCTCGTCGACCCCGGGCTCGCCGCACAGCTTCTTCTGCTGCACATCCCGCACCACAAGCGACGTCTCGCCCGCGATCCAGCCCTTGGTCGGCCGGTCCCACCGCCGCCCCTGCCACCAGTCCGGATACTCGCC